GCCGCCGACTTCCTTCAGATTCCACCTTGCGATGGACACCCTTGTCTTAAGCTAATGGTTAGCACTATCAGCCCCCATTACGGACTTTCACCGATTAGCGCGTGCCCATGCTGGGCACACCATAAAATAAAGCACCTATATTTCTATAGATGCTTTTATAACCTACGATTTCTGGATTCGATTAAATCATTTCCCTCTTAGTATTTGTTTCCCTCTAACCACTAGTATTCAAGCCATTTTATCAGTTCTATTACAGCTTAGTATTTTCTATAATTTGTGCAATTCACTGCATCATTATTGCACCATTGATTTAATATTTGTTTAGCAAGAACATACCTTTCTTATTATAATAATGCCAAAAAACTGCAGCTTATTTATTCAATTAGCTACAGGCTTTTTATGGTAATCCCAACGGGATACGTCAAGCATATTCAACTATGTTCATCTATATTGATTTACTATTGTTATTCTAAAAATAGTTTCCATATTGCAATCATTTTGCAAAAATGTTAAAATAGTTTCCATAAAGAAACTACTTTTATAAATATTAAGGAGATACTTACTTTATGAACAAACAATTATATACTTCTAAATTAGAAGAGGGATTATCGAGACTTCAATGTGAACTTGTTGCCGAAAGGAATACGATAAATACAGAGAATATTTCTTGGTTTCAATATGATTTATTAGAATCCTTATATCACACAAATGGAAGTCGCCCTGCAGAATTAAGCATTAACTTAGGTGTTTCACGTTCTAAAATATCTAAGGGATTAAAAGCTCTTAAAGATAAGGGATATGTAAAACAAGAAAAAAGCGATTCCGATGCAAGGGCTCTTTGGACAGCATTAACAGATAAAGGTTTCAAGTTTTTAAAAGAAATAAAAAAAGGTCATGAACATTTAGCTAAAATTGCATCCTCTGCCTTAACTCCAAGTGAACAAAAACTTTTTGCTGAGCTATGCCTAAAAGTGAGCAGTGTTTTTGAAGAGAGAAGGCGCTAATATGTCAAAAGAAATGATTGAAATCTTCCATGCAAATGAAAATAATCTTAAGGATATATCTATAAATATACCCAAGAAGAAAATTACAATAATTACAGGTTTATCTGGTTCAGGGAAGTCTTCTCTAATCTTCGATACCTTAGCTGCTGAATCCCAAAGGATGTTAAATGATACATATTCCTCTTATGTTCAACAATTATTGCCCCACTATGGCAGGCCTAATGTTGAAAAAATTAACAATCTTCCTGTTTCTATAATTATAGATCAGAATAAAATAGGAGGAAATGCACGTTCAACAGTTGGTACCGTCACTGATATATATACCTTACTGCGTCTTCTATTTTCTAGAATAGGGAAACCTTTTGTTGGCTACTCAATGAATTTTTCTTTTAATAATACAAATGGTATGTGTCCTTATTGCCAAGGATTAGGAGTAATTAAAGATATTGATATTCATAAATTAATAGACTTTGACAAAAGCTTAAATGATGGTGCTATTAAGTTTCCAACATTTCAACCCGGAGGATGGAGATTAAGTCGTTATACAGAGTCTGGTTATTTTGATATTGAAAAACCAATTAAAGATTACTCAGATTTAGAACTTAATACTCTACTTTATGAAGAAGAAAAAGCTCCTGATAATCCTACAAGTAATTGGCATAAGACAGCAAAATATATTGGACTTATTCCAAGAATCAGAAACTCATTCTTAGAAAAAGATCAAAAGCAATATAAAAAAGAACTTGAGCAGCTTGTTGATGAACAAATCTGTCCTCATTGTAATGGAAAACGTCTTAATGATACTATTTTGTCCTGCAAAATCAATGAAAAGTCAATTGGTGATTGTACTGATATGTCAATAAGTGAATTGAAATCTTTTCTTCAATTAGTCCATGAACAAAAAGTTCAAACAGTTATTGATGATATTCTCAAGCGTTTATGTACATTAGAAGAAGTGGGATTAAATTATCTTACATTGAATCGTACAACTAATACTTTATCTGGTGGTGAATCTCAAAGAATTAAAATGTCAAAACATTTAAACAGCAGTCTGAGTGATGTTCTCTATATATTCGATGAACCTAGCATTGGATTACATCCTCATGATATAACTGGTATAAATAAGATATTCAAAGGGCTTAAAGAAAAAGGAAATACAGTTATAATTGTGGAACATGATCCTGATGTAATAAATATAGCAGATCACATTATTGACATGGGGCCTGAATCAGGAGTTAAAGGTGGAGAAATTACTTTTGAAGGTACATATAAGCAGCTCTTAAATAGTGATACTTCCACTGGAAATGCTTTATCTAATAGACATGAAATAATTACAGAAAATAAGGAGTTTCACGAATTCTACGAGCTTAATAATGCAAATATGTTTAATTTGAAAAATATTTCTATAAAAATACCTAGGAATGCCTTAACAGTTGTAACTGGAGTAGCCGGTTCAGGTAAAAGTACATTGATTACACATCTTTTCCTTGACAAGTATCCAAACAGCATACTCTTAGACCAAAAAAGAGTCCATACCTCTTCTCGCTCAATACTCGCAACATACATGGGCTTTTTTGATAAAATTAGAGCTATCTTTGGTAAAGCAAATAGTAAATCACCTTCACTATTCAGCTTTATTGGAGAAGGTGCATGTCCTTTGTGTAAAGGAAAAGGTATAATAAAAACAGATTTAGCTTTTATGGATGATGTTGAAGAAACTTGCGAATTATGTGATGGAACAAGATACAAACAAGAAATATTAAATTATAAGTACAGTTCATATACAATAAGTGATATCCTTAACCTCTCTGTTGATGAAGCTTTGGCAGTCTTTATTGACAAAGAGCTAAATAAAATATTGTATACTATTTCTGAAGTAAATCTAGGGTATATTAAACTCGGTCAATCTCTTGACACAATGTCAGGTGGAGAACTTCAAAGATTAAAAATTGCTGTAACTCTTTTAAATAACGCTGGGGAAATTTACATATTGGATGAACCAAGCACAGGCTTGCATGAGTCAGATATAAAGAAATTGATACAGTTATTTAATAAATTAATTAATAAAGGAAAAACAGTTATAATATTAGAACATAATTTAAGTATAATGTGCCAAGCTGACTGGATTATTGATTTAGGTCCACTAGGGGGCTTTAATGGAGGAGAACTTGTATATATGGGATATCCTAGTGGCATTACAAAATGTTCTTCATCTTTTACAGGAAAAAGATTATTGGAATATATATCTTAAAATATATATTAAGTAAGATAACTGTATATTTTATTTAATTTTAGGTATTTTTTAGTATTAAATAAATTTATTAAACTATACTTATATTATGATACTTTATTAATAGCATAAGTGCCTTAATCATTAGTTATTCTAGTATTAAAGGCACTCTACTTACAAATTTACTTATACATATATAAATTTATCACTTATTCTTAATGATAAATTATTAATACTAACTTGTATAATGTATTAAATATTATTACCGTTGAAAAAATCTCCATTGTTTCCTTCTTTATCGTCAAAGCTTTAATTGCAATTCTTTTATGGTCTTTCTTATACTTATCAATGGCATATTCTTATTAAATCAAGTATACTTATCCTTTAGTTATGATATTGTTCACCCTCCATTATCCCAAACCTATTTCGTATTTACTTTAGATAAAACTCATTAATGAAATCTATTTTTCTTCATATAATTTAATCTATCAAAGCCAATTGGAGAGCTACAGTAAGCCTTGGATACACAAATGGTAAAAAGAACGTTGAAAGAAAGCAAGGCTTTAAAACTAAAAAAGAAGCTTAAGCATGGGTTACTGGAATCTTATCAAAAAGAAATAAAGGATTTATTGCTCCAACTGAAGGTAATACCTTATTTAAGGATTATATATTAAAATGGTTTGACGAATATAAATCTAAACACATAAGCATAAATACCAAGACAAATTATAAGTCAAGAATTGATACTCACATAGTGCCAAAATTGGGCGGATACAAGTTAAATAAAATTACTAATGCAATCATTCAAGATTTTTATAATAGCCTTATAGGAGAAGGCCTCAAGCCTTCCAGTGTAAAAAAAATCATGGAAACTGTTAATGGTGTTTTAAAATATGCTCAAAAAAGTAAGTTAATATATAACCTACCTACTGACATAGAAAAGCAGCCTATGAATAAGCCTAAAGTCGAGTTTTGGACTAAAGAGGAAATTGATTTTTATTTAGATAAGATTCACGATTCATACCTCTACACACCAATTTTAATAGAAATATTTACTGGCTTGCGTGTTGGAGAGCTCTGTGGAATAAGATGGTATGATATTGATTTCGAAGATAGGTATCTAACTGTTAATAATCAGGTTATTTATGATAGAGAATTAAAAATATTGGTATTTTCAGAGATATTAAAGACTGATACAAGCCATAGAAAGATAACTCTAGCTAAAATATTAACTGATTATTTAAAATCAATTAAATGTGATGCACTTGATACTGATTTTGTAGTATTAGATCGTGAAGGTTCAATGTGTGATCCTAGAAACCTATCAATGAATTTCACTAAATCTATACACAAATATAGAAAATCTATTGATGATTTAAAAAGAGAAGGTGAAAATATTCCTCAAAATTACATGCAGCTCAAACAGATAACATTTCATGCCCTCAGACATACCCATGCCACGTTATTAATATTTAATGGCGAAAATATTAAAGTTGTATCTGAAAGACTTGGACATAAAAGTATATCTGAAACATTAGACACCTATACTCATGTCATGGATGATATGAGAGATAATACTGCTGCATTACTTGATAATATATTTAAATATAAACCCCTTAATGATGATAATAAATAACTCTAATTTGTGGTCACTTTTAGTCATCTTTTTACTTCAAATAAACTTTTGGTCATCATTTCGTCACCTTTTTAATAAATAAAAACGGCTTAACCATTGCAGTTAAGCCATTCTTCTTTGCACATTGGTACTCCCAGCGGGATTCCTTCCATGCCTTTCAATACATTCTATAAAGTTCTAAAGGGTGCTATTCTACTACGTTTCAAAGCATTTTATACATTAAACAAAAGCCATTAAAATTGCTCTAAAATTGGAGAATAAACACCGAACAAACACTTTTTTATATTATTTTTTACTCCTAAAAATTATCCACACTTAAGTATATTTCTATTCTTAGTTGCATAATAATTTTACGAACTTTATAGGCGTCTAGTGACATCTATAATATGATAAATATATACGCTAAAATAATGGAGGGAAGCAGAAATAGAATTTAGTAAACATAATAAAAGAGATTGGTAAAGTTTTCGACGCTCTAACCAATCTCGCACTTAAAATAGGTACTTTCTTAACCGCTGTTGTAATGGTTTTGAAAAGCCTAAAGAAATAATCTTCGAGGATCTGCCCCCATTAGATTAAATATATACTAAATCAATTCTCAAATCAATATGGGTGAATTACTAAAATCTATATTCTATATATTACAATTCTTCATTGTGATCATAGGACTGAAATTAACCTTTACTAAAAAGCATAATTAACCCCTAACGTGGCAAGTAATCTGCTCGTCACATTAAATCCAGGCAGAACAATAAAACTTAAAATCTTATAATTTTAGATGGTAATCATTATCAAATTATTATGATATAATAATAAAACATAAGGATTTTTCATTGAAGATTTAATTATTTCAAGAACTTAGCATCCAACGAAGTTTTTCTTAGGAGGCATTGAATTATGCAATATGCAAATATTGGTAATATTTACCATAACTTTATACCCTATAATTATTATAAATCATTCATATAAATTTTAATTTCTCTTACTAAATCATTTTACCGTCTGCACCTAATCTATATCCATCTATTGTTTTATTGGTTACCATAGCACCCTCAGGATCAAAATAGTACCAGTCACCACCTATTTGAATCCATTTATATCTTACCATTATGCCTTTTTCATCTAAATAATACCATTTAGTTTTAGCGTCATTTTGTCTCCAAACACTTTTTTCTATTCTTCCTTCTGAATCTGAATGATACCATCTGTAGGCACCAGTATCTCCCCACTCATTGCAAGCTATATACATTGGGTGGTACGATGTGCCTAAAGATTTATCCAAATTTATAAGTATTTCTTCGTTAGTATCTGGATCGTTTATTACACTCGAAGAATTCTCATTGTATCCAGTGTGATATTCTATATATGTTTTTCCATTAATTTTTAATTTAGCTTTTTGGCGTGCTATATATCCATATTTATCTGTTACAAACCAAAGACTTTCACCTCCATCTGAGTTAATTGATTGAATTATTTGGTTTTTTGCTATCGTTCCGTCTTTATTAAAATATTTAAAGGCGTCTGTACTCGATCCGTCTACAATATATTTTTTTGCATTCCTATCAGAAGCTCCATTAGGAATTTCTACCTCATCTAGAATCCCATCTTCATTTTTATCAAATATACTTTCAACAACTCCATCTACTGTTGGAATTTCCTTAAAAAGTTCTCCCGAATCTCTAAAAAGGTAAGTTTTATCACCTTTTACTAAGAAGTGTGTTTCTGGGACACCTCCATTACAATAATACGTCTTACCTGCAAAATTTAGCCACCCCTCGTGTGGTGAACCGTTAGAATCAATATACTTTAAACCACCAGGACCTTCGGTTGTCCATCTTCCGCTTGCTCCTACTTGGGATGAATTCAAATCAGCAACTTTACTTTCTTCTGTACTATCTGTAACTTCATTTTTTGACGTTTCTTCTAAATCGCCAATCTGGATTTTATTCCCATCTTTATCTATATAAGAAACTGCATCAATTTTAGCACGTGACTGTAATTTACCATCATTTCCTATAAACAATGCTATAGAATTTGATGTCAAACTATTTGGATCAAACACTTTAGATACATCACCAGTATAGTATGCGTCACCCTCATCATCTCTATAATAAAAATCATGAACATTAGCAGATACATTCTCAATATCGCCACCTTTAAAATATATAGAAATCGTACTCATCGTGTTTATCTCATTTTCTTGACCTTTAGCACTTACTCCTATTGTATTTAATAAAAATAGTGGAAGTATTATTGATCCGATAGCTGTATTCTTTCTTAATTTACTCTTATTCATATTTACCCCCTATAAATTCTATAGTCATTCAGTATTATTCACATTTTACTATATATTTCAATAATCTTCTACATTATTCCATAAAAACTTACCATTTTATTTCATAGAACCATGATTCTAATTTATTTTTCAACTCATTACATTTGCTCATATCCAAATATTGTGTTTCGATCCAGATCCCTTTATTATTGCCCCTCACGTAGCACGTAATACCATTGAAATACTTCAAGACATTATTTATGTTAACCCCATCATATGAAGCTGATTCAGGCGGCAAATAGGTTGTAATTACATAGCCTTTGTTTGTTGCTGCGGCGGCTGGATCTGCTGGTATATTTGAATCAAATGCATTGCAAAACCTATGGGCCAAAAGTTGCCAGCTACAACCCCTATAAATGTCCATGTCCGTTTCGCTATCACAAAAGCATATTTCAAATATTATGTTGCCAGCTGCAATATGGTTCATTTCATAATCTTTTACATATTTTACACCCCTGTTAGTGAATCCCAACGATCCAAAGTTATTACATAACCTTTGGGCATATGGAAGGGCCTTGCTTGATTCTGATGAAACAAGCGCTTCAACCCCATGGCCTGATCCATCAAAAGCATTCATATGAAGGCTTACAAATAGATCCACATTAGCGGCATTTGCTGCGGCTGCTCCTTCAGATAATTCAGCATTTGCGTTGCTGCCATTGCTATTACAATCTATAACAGTATGGCCATATTGTATTAATAGATCCCTAACATATTTGAAATATTGCTGCATTTGTTCGTATTCATTAACGATCCCAACTGCCCCAATACAATTGGAGCTATGCCCGCCCCTTAATCCTATTTTCATTATTGCAATTCCTCCTTTGTTACACTATCGCTCATTCCTGTTGTGCTATTGTCCACAACGATTCCTAACATTGTTAGAACTCCAAGCACTGTGTTTACTATATCATTCCAATTATCAGGGAATATTTTAAATCCTAATTGTTGGCTTAAAAGTACAATTGCACTTGCAATATACACCCAAAAACTCTTATTTTTTAATCTTGCCTTTAAATCAATTTTATTCATATCATTTCTACCTCTTTTCATTTATTTTGCTTTTGATCTCTCTTACATCTTCCTGAATATGTTCAACTAAATTAAATTTTTCTGCCAAAGTATCTAATAAATTTTGATACCTCGCTTCTCTTTCGCCTGTGGTCCTTAATACATAAACCAGTAAACACGCAAACATTCCATACCCCAGGCCCTGTTTTAAGGCCATATTAATTAATTCATCCATAACACACCTACTCATTCAACATTAAAAAAGGCCATAAAAAAAAGACTTATCAAAAGTCTGTTATTTAGGCCATGACATTTATTATTGAGCTGCTAAAATCGCCGCTACTCTATCTCTCCATAATGGCGGCACTTCTTCGATTGTCATTATCCCCTCTTTTATTCTTCTAACATATATAACAACCATTATTTTGCACCTCCTAACATTGCTGCAATCTCTACAAGTGCGGCTTCAAGTTCGTTTAATCTTGCTTCAACTGGATCAACTTCTTTTGCTATATCAATATATTTGTAGTATAGTTCATTATGCTCTTTATCATATACCAGTATTGATTGTTTCCCCTCGACCTCAACAATTTCAGGCTCATTTTTATCTAATACATAGCCTTCATTTACATCAAATTCATTAAGATCATAATTAAAATTTTATCTAATAAATGTAACCTCATTTTTTTCGTTAGTTCTAATAAATATCATTTTATATCCTCCTAAACTTTAAATTTTAATATATTTCTTGCGTTTGCAAGCATTACAAATTCATTATTTGCATTACCAGCGGCCCCAACAAATCCGCTACCTTCATTGTATAGACCGCCAAATGGATATGATTGTGGAATTGAGGTAACATCACCATCCAATACAGTAACGCCAGTTCCAGTTGCGCTTGATCCACTTCCTTCACTTGTCCCTAACACTATCACTGATCGCCCCGCTGGGCTGAATCCTGCGTTGTATGCGTAACCTATTGACATTTGCGCCCCAGATTCCTTCAATATATAACCACCGTATGAACTTGAAGAACTTGTACTTGACCTAAATGGCTTAAATACATAATCAGTAGTTCCATTTCCTACAAAACCAACTTGATAGATCGAGCTAAGACTGACTTTAGCAACATTCGATCCATCTGATTTATTGGCTTTTGTATAAGATGTAGTACCGTTGTTGAAACTGTCTACTATCCAAATACAGTTTTTAGATAGTCCTATTGAAGTAATAAGACTTCCCCCTGTCGTGGATTGGAAAACACTTGAGATCGTTGAAGAATAAACTAAATTTCCGTTTATATCAAACCTCTGTATATTGGCATCGCGGCTGTACCTTGATACTTTGTAGATGTCTCCGTTGCTATCATCAAGCACGTAACTATAACTTGTTGGAGAATGGGCCAAGCACCTATTTGATCTGTATGTCCAGCCTACAAATTGTAAATTAGTATCATACCAACCTGAATTAGCCCCTCCACCATAGGCGATATTTACCCATAATAAATTTGTCCATCTATCAAACCTTATAAATGGTGCGCTTGTGTCTGATGGCCTAGGCCATGACACTTTTGTTACTACATTTAATTTAGCATCAAATTTTATTAAATCAACTGTGCCATAGTTAGTATTGCAAACCAATAAATATGGACAACCATCATTGTCTATTGCAACACAAGGGGTTGCATATTGATAACTTGTTGTTGATCTATAAAAAGATGTATAAGATCCGCCCAAACTTTCAACTGTTGCAGATCCATCAACCCCAAAAATGCTTTTTCCAGCTACAATATATTGGCTTAATAAGTTTGGATCACCTTTGATTATTTGCGGGCCAGCTGTATATGTATTGGCTGGTATCGTCTGATCCGTTGTTCCTGGTGTTATTGTTGCGGCAGCTTTGGAAGGGATATTCCCCGCCACTTTTACCCCTTTAGTATAGGCACTATATCCATTTAAAATATGGTTTGCTGCTGCGGTTGCATCTGCGCTGTCGATAACGGTTGGACTTCCTGAAACGCCCACGATTTTAACACCAGATTTTATATTATTTGAAACGATATTTGAATCAATTTGAGCGGCTGTGGCAACTATTTCTGGGTAGCCGCTTGTTGTGCTTGTTATATACGCCCCTTGTGGAAATCTGAAGTATCTATTGTTAGGGTAGAACGCACTAACTCCAACACTTACCGCACTTACTGAAGCTGGCTGATTTAGCATAGTTCCAACAATGCCTGTATCATTATCATTGCTAAAAGTTTCATTCGCTAGTACATGAGCTGCAATGGTGTTCCCTTCGGCACTAGCCTTGATAAAAAAACAATCACCCGCCAGATCGTACCAAATTGTAACCGCCTTACCCTTTATCAAATTGGCTGGTGTTGTTGTGTTTGGTTTATATAGCGGCCTTCCATTAACAAGTGTGCTTGTACCATTGTTATTATAAGCAACTCTGAAGCTTTTTGAACTTCCATCAATAAGATCCACACCATTTAATATTATTGCGTTTGAAGATCCCTGGGCCAACTGTAAGACTTGTATACCATCAACCCTATTTGTTAAGTTTCCAGCGATATCGCCATTTAAAGTATTTTTTATTCCTGAAAACCATGAGTTAAAATCATTTGCAAATTGAGTTTCCATAGCATCTATTTGTGATTGTTCTGTTGTTTTAGTAGAATCATACCAAGCTTGAAAATCTGTTTTCTTTTGAGTTGTCCAAGTAGAAAGGTCTGTATCATATTGGCTTTTCTTTTGAGTTAACCAGGTTTGATATTGATTGAATAATGTTGTCGTGTCTACTTGGTCTATAGTTCCATGGACTATCCCACATTTTGAATTATCAAGTCTAAGATCTGTTATATTGGGTTGGCTTATACTTAAAACCCCTTTACCAATATAAATATCAGCTATTCCCAATTCATAGGCGTTCGCATCTCTCTGTAGCTCTGGAGCTGCTGGCGTAGTAGCAAAAGTACCTTTTTTCACTTTTGCATTGATAGCTCTAGTTATAACATCAAATCTTAAAACAACTCTATCAATTCTATTTAGTATTCCATCCGCATTCTCAATATTTAAGGCTAAATCATCATCATTATTATAGTAATAGCCTTTGATCCATGCTTTACCAGGCTTTATGGTTATGGTCATATCACCATTCGATAATGTTTGTAAGTTTGTACTAGGGTTTGGGAAAACTCCATTGCCTATAAAACTTGAAAAATATTCCGCGAAAAAGTCTGCTTTATACTTACGATCTCCGTTAATACTGTTAAAAAATCCACTCTTTTCTGCCATCTTATCCCCTCATTTTCTGCTTTAGTTTATCAATTAAAGTTGGTACATTATTACCAAAAATTATATTAATAGTTTGTCCATTTTGTTCATATACTTCTTCAACTTCTGTGATCCTTGCGTTTATAACTAAATTCCACCTTTTAGAAACACACGTAACAATATCGCCAAGGTTAAAATCTTTTTTATATGCTAAATTTGAATTAACATTAATAGTGCTATCAAAAGTCAGAACTTCTTTTGTTGCTGCAAGCGCTTCATTTCCCTTTTCGATCAATAAATCATGGTAAGCTTGTTCGCTCAAAACATTATTATCTTTATCAACATTGGTTAAGCTCTTTTGATCTGCAAATATTTCAAATCTATCCAGGCCCGCTGAATTTCCAACGGTGGCAAGTTTCCTTTCAGGACCTTCACCGATCCCGCCAATTAGAACCAAATTTTTATAGTTATTCAAACTATCTGTAAATTCTTGACTTAGCACATTTTCAAATTCTTTGCTGAATATGATCCTTGGGTTTACATTCTGGCTTATGCTTCGATCTTGGCCCTTGTATACTTCAAAGATCAAATCTTTATTAACTGGATCAAACTTGATCCTATGGCCTAAATCAGATATATTACTTAGGTTCTTAATTTCTTCAGCCAAGTTTGAATATGATACTTGATAATTGACCGATTCATTGAATCCCTTTAAGCTGCCAAGTGTTAAATTATTTATTATTCTTGATAGATCCATTGGGTTTATACAATTGTGGTCTACTAGCTGCCGCATGGCATTTTCTGTTGTATCGTTTATTATTTCAGTACCCCAAATAATTCGCCTATTTAAATAGCCAGTCAAAAAATAACCCTTTGCAATAATGATCTCTTTGCCTTCTTCATCTTGTTTTAAATTCACATATTCAATGTACGCGGCTTCTGGATCTCCTTTGATATATATAATATTTTCCCTTTTCAATAACGAAAGAATTTCAGGAGTTAGGCCACAATGCAGCTCAAACTCTCCAGCTTCAAAATACTTTCTAACATATCTAAATGATATAAAACCTTCAACTATGCCTTTAAAGGTTAAATTCCTATCAAATATAAGCAACTCCATACTTACACCCCCAAATATTGTGGTGTGTAATATATTGTAACTTCCAGGTTATCAATGAATTGTTCTGCATCATACCTGAATAAATTATCACCTGTAGCCAATTGTAAAAATGTACTTTGAAAATCAATATAATTAAATATGTTTGTAGAAACTCCACCTATAACGCTTTCAAGCTTTTTGTTGCCGAAGCTAGTATTTAAAACAATAACTTCACCTGCTTGCATGGTCCTATTGATCTTTATAAATTCTTGTGTATTAACATTCAATATTGATGGGTTTACAACCGTTGCCAGCGCTCTAAATTCGGCCCTAATACCACAATCAACATCACCATCATTAAATACATCAACGATCAATGATGGCTCTCTGTGCCCTATTTCAACGCCTGTTTCCTCTGGTATTTCAAAATCAAAACCGAAATCACCTTTCCATAAGGCAATTTCAGCTTGTGATTCTGCTATATTCATCCAGAAAGGGTTGCTTGCGGTACAACTTATAAGACATTTATTAACTGTGCCATTAACACTTGTAAAGTATGGAAGTGAATCAATTATACATTTAGTTTTAACTTCTTTTACTGGATCTTTATAGATCAAATATCCTTCACCTAGTCGCGGGTTAAATACTTTATTGATCTTATTTCTATAATCTATTAGATCCGTTTCATTATCAGCAATTATTGCAATTTCAATTGTCTTGTCATTTGATTCAATCGTATTGCCTAAGTAAGTTGATCCATCCTGATTCATGCCTTTATTAGTATAAATATTTACTTTCCCTTTTTCTGAAAAACCAAGCAGCAAAAGCGGTGCGAACTCATTAAAATCAATTCTTTGGCCTAATTTGTTAACATAAGTTAATTTTTTCACTTCTTTTCCTCCTTACAATCCAAATGCTAGTTCTTGCAACGCTCTTTTGTTCTGCTTTGCGGTTTCAGCTGGACTTAATGCTGATGGACTATAGATATTTACAATTTGACTAATTCCGCTGCTGGCTACTTGGCGGCTGCCTGATATTGCAAAATTCGCATTTCCTGAATCAACTGCTGGGATCGCTGCTGCTAGGGCCTTTGCTTGTTTAGCAATGTTCCCAACTGTTGATGCAATACCAATCTCAAACCCTTGGCCAGTATATATCCCTATTTGTTTCATAACCCTTGATGGTGAATGAATATCTAATGAATGTTTTATACCCGCCACAAAATCATCCACAAGGCCGCCCATCCATCCGCTCATATCATCCCAGGCGGTTTTAATTCCATTTCTAAGGCCATCAACTATATTTTTACCAATGTCAAGCATTCTTTCTGGTAAGTTTTCAAAGGTATCAACGATTCCATTAAAAGTATCTTGTGCCCCTTGGGTAGCTTCTGTAAGCATATTACTTCCCCATGTAGTAACGTTAGCAACTGTATTAGTTAACCAATTTTCAACGCTGCCAGGTAATTGAGTGAACCAATTAATAACAGAATTATATGTATTGCTTGCGGCTGCTGTCGCTTCGCTTAGCATATTACTTCCCCATGATTCAATATTAGTAATTGTATTAGTTAACCAGGTCATTATATTTCCAGGTAGTGCGCTAAACCATTGACCAACTGAATCGATCCATTGAGGTACATTTATAGTTAAATAATTAATTACATCTGATCCCCATTTAAATATGGCTCCTACCGCTTCACCTAATCCAAAAGCTATCTTATGTGGCAATTGGGCGAACCATTGCCCCATGGAATCTAACCAAGCTGGTATACTTTTTGTGAAAAAGTCAGTTACTTTGGTCCATCCATCCTGAAAGGTTTGCGGTACTGTAGTTGTAAAAAACAAAGCAAATCCACTAAAAGCGGTTGGAATTGTGTCTGTAAAGAAAGTTATTATTCCATTAAATACAGAAATTGCGGTGGTGCTTATTGCCTCCCATGCTCCAATTATTGCATTTCTAAAACCTTCATTTGTATTCCACAAGTAAACTATAGCTGCAACTAATCCAACTATTGCCGCAACTATTAAACCTATAACATTTGCTTCCATGGCGGTATTTAAAAGATATTGAGTAACTGTCAAAGCTTCTTCAGCTTCTTTTGCGCTCTGGAATCCCAGCACCAGATCATTAATGACGCTCGTTGCTGCGAAAACTTGCATAGCTGTTCCTATCCCAACGATTCCAGCGGCTATTAAACTAGAATTATCCATTATCCAACCCAGACCATCCAACAATGTTGGCAGCGCATTTGTGGCCATATCAGCTATGTTTTTTATTAATTCCCCCAATCCTTGTGACAATGCTTCTATCCCAGCTTTTAGATTGGACTCGGAAAAAGCGTCTGCCATTTGATCTGCTGCATCATTCAAGCTTGGCATAAGCTCCTTTGATATAGGCAATAGTATGCTTGTTTCAATCTGTCTGCCTAATCCTTGCAGCGCTTCGATAGGTGTATTATATTTAACTTGGTTAATTTGATTCATTGAATCGGTTGTCTTATCAAACATGGTCTGCATACTATCAAGGTTTGTAATTACTTTTGGGCCTAGATCTTCCCATTGAGTTCCAAAAAGATCAACCCCAGCGGCACTTTGTTTTACTGGATCATCCATTTTCCTAAGACCTTCAATGATCTGGAAAAAGGCTGCTCTTGCAGTTTCTCCACCCGCACCAAATTTTTTGGCCATTTCATCTGCATTAAGGCCAAGTTTACTGAATCCATCTGCTGTGGTATCAGATCCATCAATAACCCTGATTGATAATTCTTTTACTGCATCCCCTACTTTGTCTAAATTAAAGGCCCCATTTTGCGCTCCAGCTTCAAAAACATCAAGCATATCGTTAGCATCTAAACCAAGCTTTCCAAATTGGACCGAATATTCATTTACACTATCTAACAATTCATCACTATAGTTTAAATTCTCTTGCTGCCCTTGTGCTAATAAATTAAAAGCTTCTTCAGATGTGATCCCAAATTGTTTCATTAGCGCCTGAACTGAACGCATACTTTCAGGGACTTCCACCCCAAAGGTATCTCTAAATGCAATGGCATTTTGTGTTACCCCTTGCAGATCCTCTCCTGTGCCTTGCATATACTGTCTTACGCTTGAAAAACTTTCAGCGGCATCTTCAATGCTTTCGCCAAAATTATTATTATAAACCGCTTCGATCTGGTCATTAAACTTTGCCATTTCTTCATTGGTTGCGCCTGTTTGAGCTTGCAATCCATTTAAAGACTTTTGCCAATCTCCACCAAATGTTATGACTCCGCTTATACCTTCTTTTAGCTTGTCCCATATATCCCCACCAATGGCCATTCCAAAACCGCGCTTGATATATTCACCCATGTTAGCGAATAAACCTTTGCTTTTTTCAACTTCTTCTTCCAGATCCTTGATAGGCTTTTTTAAATCACCACCTGAAGGCGGGTTCATAGCATCCTTGTAAGATGCTTTAAACTTATTTAATGACGTTTCTGTGAACTCTATTTCTCTTTGGAATGCTCTGTATTGTGCTTCGCCTATATCCCCTTTAGCAAATTGCGCTTCGACTTGGCTTTCAGCTTCTTTCAAAGCTTTCAACTTTTGGCTTGTGTTTTCTATTTGTTTGGCCAATAATTCTTGCTTTTGGGCCAATGCTGCTGTGTTTCCTGGATCGAATTTTAATAGCCTTTCAACATCTTTCAGCTCTTTTTGAATATCAATACTTTGCTTTGTAACATCTGACAATGACTTTTGGAGTCCTGTGGTTTCCCCATCCAATTCAATAGTAATTCCTTTAATTCTACTATCTGCCATCTTCTCACCTCACTTTCTAAAAATTATCAAAGTCGGCCTGGTTTGCTGCTCTTGTTTTACTTCTGTTTGGGTTGTTCATTTCAATAAATTCTTCAATGTAATCAAAGCACATACCAATGGTCATAATTTCAAGATCTTCACGCTGGAGATCGCATTTTCTGCATAAAATAACAAATGATTCAGTCGTTAAAACCGAATCATCTGCTGAATTATCATTTTCTATTTTTTTTTACTTTGAATACTTGAAGCAATCAAATCTTGAATCTCTGGGATTATTTGAAATAATGGAAATTCGTCAAAACCATCCAGCCAGGTGATAGGATCTGGAATTGAATTATCAGCGGTCTTTGCTAACACCCATATAATGTTATAAAATATTTCAAAATCTGCATTTTCTAACATTTCAAAATTGTCTTTCGCATCTTTAAACTTATTTAATCTATTCAATTTGATTATTTCTGCAAAATAATCTTTATGGAATTGCGCTTTAAATCTAAGCGGTGTTGCTGCTGTTGATTTAAAAGTGACTTCTTTATTATCAATTGTTATTGTCTTTTCCAATTACGCCACCCCTTTAAGCTGCTACTTTTTCATATACTTTTGAATACCAGCCATTATAGATCTCTGCTGGTGTCATTGTAGTTGTCTTTGTTTTAACCGCAAGATCTGTTGCTCTTGGAGCTGCAACAAAAGTTAACTCACTTGTGTTTGGATCTGCTTTATCTGCCTTTGTACTAGATCCAACTTTTGGTCTTGATGCAGTACAATTATATAGAACGTGTCTTGTTGCCTTTACATCACCATCAAACTCAAATAATAGCGCAAAAGGCTTGCCCACTAAATTTGATCTTTCTGTTAAAACTGCATCTTTTTCGTCTTTAACTTCCCCAAGCGCATCAATTAAAAATTGCTCTGGAATATTTGCAAGGGTCAAGGTCCCATCGTACCCCTGGTTATTTGATGCAGAATAGTATAAAACATTATCCGCATAAAATTCGGTCATATCCCCTCTAGGATCTAGGGCCAATTCAATTCCACCTTCTAGTGCAATCGGTGTATCATAAGTTATAACGCCATTAACAACCGAAAAAGTTGCGTAATGCACATTTGTTAATCCATAAGTAACTTTATTATCCATATTATGTTAACCTCACTTCGTATATTTTTTGATAAATGTTCTCTGTTTCAATGAAAACCTCACCTTCAGATGAATAAGGAATTTCATTAGAATTAAAAAGATCTTCAAGCTTTTTTTCTGCCTGAAGATCTTTGATCTTTGTATATAATTCAATTTGAATGTTATATATCTCTTTATAGACTTTATTATCTGCATACATATGAGCTGAAGGGCCATAAATGTATGTCATAAATGGCGGTTCTGGCGCTGGGTTATCATCTGTGACATTGAAATGTGAATAAAAAACTGGGTAGCCAGTTTCTTGTAATATCTCTATTAATTCAGTTATTATCATTTACGGATCACCCTTTCCACTCCGCTTATATATTCTTCAATTGCTTGATCTTCGGCTGGTTTTATATGTACCTTTGCCGCAACTCTACCCCCATTTACTTTGGCATGGCCTTTTTCTAGTAGATGGGTTAATTGATAATTTGTTCTATTATGAACAATTAATCTCGTGCCTTCTTTTGAAACTGTCCACCCTTTTGCATAAGCTCCTGTATTTTTGGGACTTGTAATTTTCAGGATCTTTGCTGTATTATTTGCGGCTTGCTGCTTGGCTACTTCTAACCCTTCAGTTACTTCGCTTGAATATGCTGCTAAGGCTGCTGCAATTTCTTTGGCCAATCCTTCTATCTTAGACATTTAAACCACCTTTTCACACGTTAGCTCTATTTCTTCAAAATCTGCTGAATAAGTACGAATCACTTTATATCTATTTTCTTCAAACAAAACTTCTCTTTCTCCATTGTATTCATATTTATGAATTACAAATATTATCTCTGGCTTTAGGCCCTGGCTTGCTGCATTATAATATTCATTTCTTCCTATGCTTTTTAAATCACAATATAGATCCGTTTTTATTTCTTCAGGAATTTAATTCATTAATTCATCTTTTTTAAAAGTATGCTTAATCAAAGTTAGTTCGTAATCATACGCCATGATCTAACCCCTTCCAACATGAATAATTAAATTGTGTAATCTATATTGCAAATGCCTTGGCATAGCTGCGTGATCCTTATTCCTGTAGGACCAAGCAACATAATCAACAATAAATAAAAGATGATAAAAGTTCTCATATTCTAAAATCAAACCTTTTTCATCTTCTAACTCTTTTGTTATTCCTTTTATAATTGCAGTAATATAATTATCTCTAATACCAGACTTGATGCCCAATTCTTCTTTTACCAATTGGAGGATCAATTCAATATTCATCCATTACACCTCCTTAAATTTCAATTACTATGGTGTAACAACTTTGTTGGCTTCATCTGGCTTGAATGATGCTGAAAGCGTTGGAGCTGTCCCACCTAAACCAATTAAAACGAAAGCGGATTCCCTTACTGGCTTACCATCATATCTGCCAGTAGCTTTAAATACTGTCTTATCGTCTGTGAATAAAAATTCTGTTGAACTTGCCCCTTTTATGTCCGATCTTTCTGCTAAAAGATACTTTGTAAAATCTCCAACTAAAATGTTATCGTCTGCCATTTCTTCACTAAATACAACTTTGTACCCTACACCTGGGAAGGCTTGGTTGCTTACTGTTACAAATGCCCCAGCCGCATTACTAGCCAATGACATTGGTACAATTGTTCCTAGCCATGTTGATTCATTCATAACTATTGTTATCGGACCTCTGCCCCTTCTACCTCTTTTTATGTTCTTCATAGCTTCAATTATTTTTTCAAATTTTGTATTTGTAGTTGTTAATGTAATAATATTAGTTGCTTTAATACCTGCGTTTGCGTTTATCGCTGGGATAATACCCATTGGCATTTTAGTTCCAGTACCATATAATATAGCTTTATCAAGTGCGATTGCAATTGATTCTTTTAAGCAATCCTCAACGTGTGAAGCTAAATTAATCATAGAATCCTCTATGTATGAGTTATCAAGCGGAATGAATCCTCCTATTTTATAACCATCAACCTCAACATCTGTGAAAAGGCAGCTTAATTCATTAATCTTTCCGACCATTTCTGTCCATACTGCTTCAGGTGCTTCACCAGCTATTATTGCTCTACCCTTTCCAGTTAATTTTGCAACTCTAACAAGATCATATAATACTGAATATCTTCCAAGATCGTCTGTAATTGTATCTAATAATATTTGTGGTATTGTAAGATCAAGGCCAGTTATGCTTCTTTGTTCTATTGCTTGCTTTAAATTAGAATAGAAACTTCTTACTTCTTCTCTGTTTAACCTTTCTATTACTTGTCCTCTTTTAGTAAATTTGTTTGATGCCATCCTTTGTTCTCCCCCTAGGTTTTTATTTCTTTCAATTGCTTCTGGTGCTGGTGTTGGATCTGCTGCTGGTGCTGGTTCATTTACTGGATCTTTTGAATTTAATTTTTCAAGCTCCCCTTCAAGATCTGCAATTTCAGTTTCTAAAGTCGTTTTTTCGCCTTCAAGACTTGCTTTATCTGCATCTAATTGAGATATATTTTCTTCAACTAATGCAATATCTTCATCCGTTTTGGCTTCTTCAACTGCTGCTTCAAGCTCTGCGGTCCTTGTGTTTAATTCTGCTTCTCTTTGCTGCAATTCAGCTAGACTAGCTTTCCTTTGTTCTATCTTTTTAGCTGTTATTAGCTTCTTTAATGCCATAATTTTTTAACCTCACTTTTAAATTATTTTTCTTTTGTAAAATCTGCTTTTCTCTATAAGCTTCAACGCTTTTGTGCCTAGCTTGTACCCCTGTTTCTTCATAGGCTGGAAACGTAACAACGCTAACTTCGTGGAGATCCACTTCAGTAATGGTCCATTTGACGCTCCCATCATCCCGCCACTCTGTTTCTTCAGATATGATATTAAAACCAAAACTACATTGACTTACATCACCACGCTTCACACGCTCATACACATTGACCGCTTCAGAATCGTTTGGATTAATCCTGATCCTTCCCCATAGGCCCCTCGAATCTACTTTTAATTCCAAAGTACCTGACTTGTTTCGGCCCAATACAAGGCGCGTATCATGGTTTATCAAAGCTCTTATATCATTTGATAAAGTGTTATTAAGTGCGGTTGGTGCTATTTCTTCATATGCTCCCAGCCATAACTCTGTTGGCTGATTAAAAACAATGAAATAACCTTCAATATACATTTCATTACTATCAGCGTTATCTCTGGTTTCAAGCGCTATGCTCATGCTCCTTGTTTGTCTTTCAATTCTACTCAATTATTCATCACCTCCTTGCAATTTCTTTTGATCCCCTATCATTCCAGCTGGAATATAGTTTTCAAGGATCACTCTTTCGTCAAGTCCTTCTAATGGTGACATTCCTAGCCAATCTCTAACCTCATTTCCAAGCATTAAACCTCTAACATACATATCACCGCCAACCGCTGCCAGTTCGCTCATATCGTATGAATAAAGACTCCGCGCATTGAATTTAAAATATAGATCTGGACTATATAAAAGTTTCCTTGTTAACTCTTGTTCGATACCCTTGGCCATTGGTAGGATCGTTGCATTAATGAAGTTGTTATATTCTTCTTTGTTGTACGCACCTACGCCCAAAAAAAAAGGCTGGTACTCCGAATTAAAATGGAACCTATGAAATAGACACTAAAAAAAGACTATTTCAATAGGTTCTTTTTTTGTACAATAAAAGATAAGAAGAAATATAGTAAGGTTGTGAAAAGAATGAGTAAAAAATTATTTTCAGA